AAGGCAATCGCACCCGGTGGTGCGGCCGGGCTTCAAATCCTGTTTTCTCTTTTTCTTTCAATGGACTACGTTGGTCATTGTCAGGCATTTTCTTACCCAGCTTTGACTGTTCCGGCGAATGCCGGTCATTTTTGGCCATCGTTTTCGACACTTTTTCGACGCATTGACACCTCCTGGGAATCAGGTATAATCGGCTCAACAGCGCTAAACCCCCTCCTGGTCTTGCATCAGTGACGGTTTGGCCTTTTTTTTGCCTAAGAAAAAGTTATGGATGACGTAAAGCCTCAAAGCAAGCCATTCCTGGATTACGACCAACTCGTCGATCTTTTGATAAAGCGGGGAATGGTAGTTGAGGACAAGGATAGGGCAATAAGGAAGCTTGCTCAGGTAGGCTACTATCGCTTATCTGGTTATTGGCATACGGCCAGGCGTTACGAGCAAAACGCTCATAGCCGCACATATCTTGATATATTTAGAAATGGCACATCCTTTAACGGTGCATTCGAATTCTATCTCTTCGATAAATGTTTAAGGGTGGAGTTCTTAAATGCTTTGGAACGAACCGAAATTTATTTTAGAACTGTCTTCGCGCACGAAATTGGAAGAGAAAATCCGCTAGCTTATTTGGACCCAAAAACCTTCGCAAAACATGCCTTCAACAACAAAACAAGGATGCAATATAGGCCTTGGCTGGAACGGCATAACAGGCTCATAGCGGAAAGCCATGAAGAGAGCATCATCTGGCATCGCAGCCAAAGGAAAGCTGTTCCTATTTGGGTCGCGGCAGAAGCCTGGGATTTTGGGCAACTATCAAAATTCTATTCAATGTTAACCGGCCGAAACCAAGATTTAATTTGCAACCGGTTAAACATATCTGAGCGAAAAACACTAGATAATTGGCTAATAAATCTTAACATTTTGCGAAACCGCTGCGCCCATCACTCCAGAGTTTGTAACAGGCCCAATGCTAGGGTGCTTATCTTACCCAAATCGGATTATTTCGAAGCCCTAAACCTTAGCACCCACTCCCTCGAAAAACTATACGGGATGATCTGTGTTATTTGGTTTCTCCTTAGCCAAATAGGTCCTAATTCAAGCTGGCTGCTTCGAATCAAAGAGATTATTGAAAGCATGCCATTATTCCCGGGCTTGACCCATCATTCACTGGGAATTCCGGAAGAATCTATTTTCAATAGAATTTGAACTGTTATTTGGCTCACTTATTCAACCCTAAGTGACTTGGGGTATTTTCTTCTTTTTAACCAAAGGTAAGTTGCAGGTATGCTCGCATAGACAACACCTATTCCGGCCAATAGACGCGGTGACAGCACGCCTGGTGCATATGGAACGTCTGGCTTGGTACCCCACCACAGTGACTCGTCTGGGAAGATGCCATAGAAGATCAAGACAGCGCCACATGCTATAGCGGCAGCGTAAAAAAGATCTGGGCTTCTAATAATTTTTTTGACCGGCCCGATTACATACGGTGGGTTTTCATCCATCTGGCCCAGATTGGATATTCCTTTTGGTATGCCTTTCAAAGTACCTCTAATTTGCGGATACCTATCTGATCCGTCATGCAATATCTCAATTATAGCTCCGTCTTTCGGATCTAAATAATCAAAGTCGATAAGTAAGCTGGCTGCATCTTCCGCCGGACGGTGCACATCGAAATTCACAACATCTCGCGTAACCCTTAACACCTTAAAACTAAGTATATTGGTCTTTTTTGAGTATGAAATTGATATAGGGTCGCCACTAACAATAGCGCTTCGATCCAGCACTTCCGTTCCGTTATTCCAAAAGATCACTCTATTTTTTGTTAGTCTGCTTACCTTACTATTCTTATAAAAAACCTCCACCTCACTAGGAAGATTATTCTCTTCCCCGCCTAAGAGCTTCAAGTAAGACTGTTGGTATGCAGGCTGAGCAGTACTTCTCGCAATCTTATAAGAGAAAATGCCCGCACCCCCAACTATTAGTCCTATCAAACCAATCAATGAGCCAACCCAGCCCTGGTTAAAAAAGGCAAATACTTCCTGCATTATTTGTAGCCTGAAAAGAGGATAAAATGATCGCTTAGATGCTTATACCTAATCCCTGTAGCTCAGTCCGATATTGCTTCTGCAGTTTCTTCGCTCGATGCTCCCTTCTTTATGCGGCCAGCATGCTCGGTCCTTCATACTCGGTCTTTCGCCTACAACAATTATTTCTTTACCTTTAACGGGCTTGTTTATTTCACCCGGGTTACTAACATCTTTGAGACTAAGCACATTGTCAGCGCCACGTGGCACATAGTTCGCGTCGGTGTATACGGTTTGCTTAGCGTGAGGCGCTTGTGTTGTATTGGCTTGAGCTGATCGTGGCTGAGGCATTGCACCTCTTGCGGCCACTTCCTCTACTACCTTGTCCCAATCCTTGGTCGCTGTCGGCTCTGCTCGCCTGATCTCGGCAACGGGGGCTGGCTTGGGCTGGATGCGCTTATCGGCGATGCCCTGGGCGGTGCTTTTGAGGAATGACGAACTCGCCATCTGCAGCGCGGCCAGCATGATCGCGGTGCCGATCAGCCCTGGTATCAGCCATGCTACAGCGCCCTTGCGCGGGCGCCTTCTGATGTAGTCCGGGGCGTCGTTCCATTCAGCCTTCATATCTCCCTCTCCCTGTCCTTCGGGCGTACCAGCGCCTAGTCACTTCCTTGGTGATCGCTATCCCGCGTCTTGACTGGTCAAGTTTCGGTTGGCCTCGTCGTAGTCGGGGCTTGTCTGGCCCTTGTCGGGCATGACCTCCCCTGTCATCAACCACCACCGATAGCTCGGGTACAGCAAGCCAAGCTGCTCGATTTCCTCGGCGCTCATCCTGGCCTTCCCCCGCTTAATGCTCTGCCACCTGACGTATTCCTTGCTGTTCACCTCGGCAAGGTCTTTCAGGCTCGTCGCCTCAAGCAATTTAAGGGCTCTATCAAGCATTCGGGCAGTCATTATCAGAATAAATCGTATGGACTATTGCCATAATCCAGTGAGATATGGATACTGTCCATATGGATTTATTCCATAAGACTCGCTCCAACGAAGACCAACATAGTGCAACAAAGGCCAAGGACATGGAAGGAAACCTACCGCCGATAGACCTGCTCAATGCGCCCCCGGTCATGCCGTGGCGCCAGTTCGCGGACTGGATTCGCATGGGCGATGAACACGACGTGGTGTGGGGCTGGATTCGCAACGGCTACATCCCGTCGCACAAGGTCGGCAAGTACGTGATGGTCAACGTGGCGCTGCTGGTGAAGCAGCTCATGGAAAAGGAGTGGGACACATGATCCGCGCCGCCTACGGAAAGCCAGGGGATGGGATGACCTATGTCGAAGCCGACCAGCTATCTACGTCTTCCGCACGCCCTGGACTGCGACTGCTCTGTCTGCTGGTCCAGACGCGAAATGGCGAACCCCGCTCCCTCCCCGTCCACACGCTGCGCCCAATGCCGCCCCGCCTCTGCGCGGCCGATTCGCACGCTGCAAATGGGCTGCGTCGGTGGTGCCTGGAAGCCTCTGGTCTCGGAGTGGACAGTGGAACCGGCCTATATCTGCGAGAAGCACACGCCACCCGACCGCCCCGCGAAGTGGTGGAGCGTTGCTTACCAAGATTCAACATCGGCGCCGAGCGAGCAATTCCCGTTCTAGCCGAAACCGCGACCGAAGCCGAACAGGTCCAGGGCCGCGCTCCCGGCTCGTCGGATCACGCTTCACCGATCCGGCGAACGGAAGCACGGGCGAAGCGCACCCTTGACCCTGCACGAACAGAAACAGCCTCCGCTCGTGAGTGTGGGGCAGCTTCACCGCCCCGCGCTCCCGAGCCCTCGGCGGCAAGAGTGGGATGACAAGGGCGAAGCCCTTGGTGTTAACCAACTAGAGAACACGCACAACGCGACGTTTTAACCGGTAGGCCAAGTAACAGATCACCTCGGCGAACTTGCGAGTTCACCGGTTCGGGATCGCTCGGCCTGCAGAAAGCAAAGCAGCGCAATAAAGCGCAACTAGAGAGAGGAAACACAAATGGCACGTTCGATCATGGAAGTTGCATTTCTCAGCGCCGAGAAAGTCGAGTTCGACAACGTGAAGCTGGTGAAGCTGTTTGTCGGTGACGAGCCGGACGGCAAGCGTGACCTCGGCATTTCCATCCTATCGATGAATGTCTCCGAAGAAGCCCTGGACGAAGTGTGGTCCGCCTGCGAAAGCCTTGATGTGCTTGAGCCGATCCGCGTCACCACCGAGATCGAGCGAGGCTCCAAGAACGCCGGCAAGTTCATCGTCCTGCACGTTGAACCCGTGAAAGCAGCCGCTGTTCAAGCCCCCAAGCCGACCCAGCAACCGACCCCAACCGCCAAGCCAGCCGGCACCCAGCCGGAACCGGCCAAGGCCAACTAACCGGGAGGGGCGGCCATGCTGATCGATGACCGGGTGTACTGCGACTGCTGCGGAAACGACATGGGCAAGCTCATGGCGCTGCCCGCGCCGCAAAGCGACCTGCTGCCCGACCTCAGCCTGCCGCCCCACTTCGCCGTCTGCCCTGACTGCGAACCCTCCGAACAAACCGCCGACCTCGAAGGGGCCGGGAAATGAACACCAGATCGCCAGCCGAAGTAGCTGAGCTGTTTATCGCAACTGTCGAGGAGGTCCGCCATGCGTGATCACTGTGAAGAGTGCGGCGCGGAGTTGGATGACGATTTTACGTCCGACTACGGCTTGCTTCTTTGTTCGGACTGCTCCGACGAACTACGCGACAACAACTCCGACATTGGCCTCTCGCAAGACGACAACTCCTGCGAAAGCTGCGGCTGCGAACTAACGGCGGGAAACATCGAGATTGTCGGCGGCTACGCACTCTGCTCGGACTGTGCAGACGCGGACTCCGACGACGACGAAATCAGTTTTTAGGAAACCGTATTCCATGAATTTTCTCGCCTGTGACGGTGACTGGCTGCAAGGCGCCGATGGCTCGCCCATCTGCTCCGGCTCGCTGGTCGCCCTCACGGTCGAGGAAATGCAAAGCCTCTACGGCTCTGCACTGACCTGGGACCAAGTCTCCGAACTGCAAGGCGAAGCGATTGTTCTGTTCGCCACCGTGTTCGGCTTCCTGGTCCTGAAAAAAGCCCTGAAACAGTGAGGTATCACCCATGCAACTGAACAAGCACTTCATCAAGAAAATCGGCCTCGGCGCTGCCGTTGCTCTCTCGGCTGCTGCCGGCTCCGTCTACGCGGCAGTCCCGGCCGAAGCCACCGAAGCCCTCGACACCGCAGGCACCGACGTCGGGACCATCGGCTGGGCCGTCTTCGCCGTGATCATCGCCGCGATGGCGTTCAAGTACATGCGCCGCGCCCTGTAACCGGGAACCGCGCACTGCATGTGCCGAAGCAAACAAACCCCGCTCCGGCGGGGTTTTCTCTTCCAGGGAAACGCCATGAGCTACGAACTGTACGTCCTGATCCTCACCACCCTGGCGTTTTATCTCGTGTTTTTTGGGCGGGTGTGAATATGCGGGCCGCTTGGATTGTTTTCTTTCAATCGCTCTTTGCCGTGCTGCTGAGCGTCGGGGTTGTTGCTCCGTCTGTTGCGCAGGACTACTACTGGCGAAATCTCGCGGATCAAGGGGCTTATTCCAGTCCTCTAGCTGCCTGCCGGTCGACCCAACCTAATGTTGTCCATGTGACCATTATTAATAATGGACTTGCCGCCATGTGTAATATCACGGGCGGTTCTGTTGGAACAGTTTATCGGTATGGTGATACCTGTTCCGCTGGCACTTCTTATAATTCTCAGACCGGCGAGTGCGAGGCTCCTGAACCCGATCAATGCGCCACCGCAACAGGTGAGTTCGTTCACGAGTACAACGCCGGCTCACTAGATCCTTCTGTACCACCTTCGCTGCCTCCAACTTCCATCTGTGAAAGCGGTTGCCTCTACAACCGCACTGCGAAGGTCAAAGGCTGTAATCGGTTTCTGGAAGCGACCACCGGAAAGGATCTGGACTCTGTTTACTGTCAGGTTGTCTACCAGGGCGCCGGCAGCCAATGCACTACCGATAATCCGCCTCCCGGCAGCGTCTTCGACCAGCCGCCGTCCAAGCCTCCAGCCGACAGCACACCTCAGTTCACCAGCGAGAACAAATGCGGCGATTGGGTAACGAATCCTGATGGCTCTCAATCCAGAAGCTGTACCAGTAACGAGCAGCTGAAAGAACCCGGACAGCTCAACTGCGATAACGCCGGGGCTTATTTGCATTGCACCCCTGGCAAGCCCGCGCCGCGCTTTGAAGACACCGCGAAAGCCGAGGACACCACCAAGACCACCAATCCGGACGGCTCCACCAAGACCGAAACCACCACCAGAACCGATAAAACGGTCTGCACCGGCGCTAAGCCATGTACCTCTACCTCTGCCGAAGAGAAGTTCCTTTCCGGTACCAATCCTGATGGTACGCCCGGCGATGAAAGCAAGGAATGCAAAGGGTCTGGCTGTAAGGAGGGTTCCGAAGGAGATAGCGAAGACGAAGAAGGCCCGGAACGCTTGGCGTCGGCTGGTTCCTGCGATGCGGGCTTTTCCTGCAGTGGCGACCCGATTGATTGCGAAGTGCTCCGGCAGCAGAAGGAACAGCTTTGCCTCGCTGAGGAGATGACAGATTTCCCCAAGCACAAGCCCGCCATCGAGGCGGCTGTTACCGGCGACCGATTCCAGCTGGACGAGGGCTCCGGCGTCATCGACGTGCCGTCCTTCATCAACCAGGGCACCCGCTTTCTTCCGTCCGCCTGTCCTGCCGCCGAAAGCTTCAGCCTGACCACTGCAGGCGGCCGCACTTTCCAGCTCAGCTATGAACCGCTCTGCCGCGCCGCCAGTGACCTGAGTGGCCTGTTCGTGGCCGTGGCTACCGTTCTTGCCGCCCTGTATGTAGGCCGCGGCGTAGGAGGTCAGTAATGCAATTTCTATTCATCGTTCAGATGCTGATCATCGTCCTCGGCCCGCTGGTAAAGATGGTGCTGAAAATGATCGGTTTCGGCTTCGTCTCGTACATGGGCTTCAACCTCATCATTGGCCAGGCGCAGGACTATCTGTTCGGCCTGATGGGCGATGTCGGGCCGGTCATCCAGGGCATTCTCGGGCTGGCCAAGTTCGATGTGGTGGTGAACCTGTATTTCGCCGCCATCTCCACGCGCTTCATCCTGGCGGGGATCGACAAGGCCACCGACCGTAAACGCAATCAGGTCTGGCACAAGCCGGGCGGCACCTCCATCGAAGCCTAAGGAGCCGCCGTCATGCTTGTTATCCGTACCGGCAAGCCCGGCCATGGCAAGACCCTGAACACCATCCGCGAAGTCGATCAGAAGGCTCACGCCGAAGGCCGCGTCGTCTACTTCCACAACATCAACGGCCTCAAGCCCGATCAGCTACAAGCGCAGTGGTTCGAGTTCGAAGATCCCGAGAAGTGGTTCGAGCTGCCAAACGATTCGATCATCGTCGTGGACGAAGCGCAGGGCTGGTTCGGCGCACGCGATCCACGGGCGCGGCCACCGGAGCACATCACCCGCTTCGAGACCATGCGCCACCAGGGCCATGAGGTTCACCTCGTCACCCAGGACCCGCGCTATCTCGATGTGCACCTGCGTCGGCTGTGCAACACGCACATTCACTACTGGCGCGTGTTCAAGTCAGCTCAGCTGCTGCGCTTCGAGTCAGAAGTGGTGGTGGAAAAGGTCGAGCTGAAAACCAGCTTCAAGGACGCCGACAAGAAGTCGCTGCGTCTGGATAAGCGCTACTTCGGCGCCTACACCAGCACCAACGCCAAGCACCATTTCCAGACCAAGGTGCCGACCAAGTTCATCCTGGCCATCTGCGTGCTGATTGGGGCGGGCATTCTCGTTTATCGCGCCTATGAGCGTTACAACGCGGAGAAAACAGCGCTCGAAGCGACCAGCAGCGCGCCGGCCGGGAGCATGGTCGATCAGGTAAGGGATACGGTCGGGGCGTTCATCAAGCCGGTGGGTGAAACGAAGACCGATTCGCCTGAGAGCGTCGCCAGCTACATCGGACGGCGCGTGCCTCGGGTGCCACAGGTCCCATCCTCGGCGCCGATCTACGACGAGCTGACGCGGCCCGTGTCGTTTCCCCGGCTCTACTGCATGTCCAGCACCGACCCTGCGACCTATGCCCGCGAGTTCGGGCGAATGGCGCATGCCGTCGTCAACGGCACGCCCACCGTCTGCCAGTGCTACACGCAGCAGAGCACGCGGGTCGAAACCGACTTCGCCTTCTGCATGCGCGTGGTCGAGAACGGGGTCTTCGATCCGACCCTGCCTGATCGCTCCACTGGCGAGCGAACCCAGCAAGTCCAGAACAGCCCGCCTCCGGCAATGCAGGCATCCCGCCCCGTCACAACGCAACCGGCAAGTGGCGCGAGCCTGACCGTCGTGCCGTATCAGAAGGGGCAATTCCTGTGGTGATGACCGTCAGCGCGCGTGCGCTCCGCGCTCTTTGCACGCGCGGCGAGGCACGAGCCGGCGTGCAAACGCGCGCGCTGACGTCCCTGTAGCACGTCAGATAAATCCAGTTGAAACCGTCCGTTATTGGACATTGTTGGAGATTCGAAGATGAGCGTTAAAGACCAAGCGAGACTGGACCACATCACGGGCAATCCGACCAAACGCGGACGGCTGTTCGTTGATCCGGGTACAGCGGCGATCACCGATCTGTCGAAGGTCCGGTTGCTGCGTTGCGGCGTCGATACGGTTCGCCAGTTGTATCGCGGGCTGATCCGCCCCGAAGTCATGGCGCTGTTTGAGAAACCGGGTGCGATGGTCGAGTTCGCTGGTGAAGTCTGGCATTCGGGACGGGTTGGCCGGGACTCTGGCTACCAGTACAAGCTCCAGAACGCCGACCTCGGCTTCATCCTGCTGATCAAAAACTTCAACGCCAAGCTGGAGAACATCGGGCCACATCTGAAAATCGAGGTGTCGCCGCACGCTATCGACGCGCTGTCGCCGGAACGTCTGCAAGAGCGGATGGATTACTACGCGGCAGCAGTGATGACCAATCGCGAGCGCAACCAGTGTGCTGTCCATCTGGCGTTGGACCTCCAGGGCTGGACACCTCCAGCTGATCTAGTTGCTAGCCTTCACTGCCGAGCGCGCGCAACCCGCGATATTTCTGGCATCAAAGAAATTCAGTGGACTATGGAGTCGGCAACCTATGGGAAAGGCCAGTCCTTTCTGTTTGGCTCAGCCGGCGGTGTGCAGCTCGGCATCTACAACAAAACGCTCCAGGCGCGAGCGCAGGACAAGCTCGACTATTGGGAAAGTGTGTGGCGTCGCCGCGATTCCCTGGACCCGAACGACCCTGACAACTACGACCCAAGCGCTGACGTGTGGCGCGTCGAGCTGCGCTATCACCACTCCGTGATCCAGCAATTCGCCAGCGGCTCGGTAGACGTGAAGACCGGCCAAGCCATCGATACGGATTCGTTTGCGGCCTTCTCGGCACATCTGGACGGCCTGTGGCGCTATGGCCTGAGCCAATTCAAGCTGATCGCCCGCCCCGGCTATTACGAGCCAATCTGGACCCTGATGCGCGATGACGCAAGGGTCGATCTGCCGGTCGACTCCCTAATCGATGAAACCGAGTACAAGCGCTACTACAAGACCAGCCGTGGATTCAGCGGCAAGAACGTTGAGCTATTCCTGGGAAACTTCGTAAGCCTGCTGGCACGGGAGCGAGTGGGCGCTAAAACCGCATTTGATCGACTGAAGCAATGGGAATGCTGGCCAGTGATCCGCGACCACTACGCCGCCAAGGATATGAGCGAGCGCGACCTCTACAAGCACATCAAGAATCTGTTGCAGGAACGACACGTGCGCTGGGGGCGTGCCGTCTGATGGCGATACAGGCACTCTCTGACGGACGCTGGCGGGTCGATGTTGAGCCGATCAAGGGCAAGCGCTTCCGCAAGACCTTCAAGACCAAGGGCGAAGCTCAGCGCTTCGAGGCGACGTGCCGATCCAAGCTGATCGAAAGCCCGCAGTGGTCACCGAAACCCAAGGATCGGCGTCGCCTGTCCCAACTGGTGGAATGCTGGGGTCGTCTGCATGGTGGTTCGCTGTCCGACTACGAAGGTCGCCGCGTCATCATGGATCGCATGGTCGAACGGCTGAAAGACCCTGTCGCCATAGCCTTCACTGCTACCGATTTCGCGGAGTACCGCGCCAAGCGCCTCGCGTCCGGTATCAGCCCGAAAACGATGAACAATGAGCTGTCCTACCTGCGGGCGCTGTTCAATGAGCTACGGCGACTTGGTGAAATCGAGTTCGAGAATCCGCTCTCGATGCTCAGGGCGATTCGGGTGCAAGAAAGGGAACTGTCCTACCTCGACAGCCATCAGATCGACCGGTTGTTTCAGGTGCTGCGCAGCATGGTTCACCCACACGTGGAGCTGATCGCCACGATCTGTTTGGTAACTGGTTGCCGATGGGGTGAAGCGCAAGGACTCACGATCAGCCGGGTGGGCGATAGCATGCTCCAGTTCGTGAACACGAAGTCGAAGCGTCGTCGTGTGGTGCCGATCGATCCGAAGCTAGCGGAGCGGATACGCCAGCACCTTCGGCAACACGGTGCGTTCACCAACTGCCGGGATCGGTTCGATGAAGCGGTTTCGCGGGCCGGGCTGCGGTTGCCTGCGGGACAAAAGTCGCATGTGTTGCGGCACACCTTCGCCTCACACTTCATCGCGAACGGTGGCAATATCCTGACCTTGCAGAAGATTCTCGGTCACTCGTCCCTGGCAATGACAATGCGATACGCGCACCTTGCGCCCGATCATCTGCAAGACGTGTTAGCGTTTGGACCTGCTAGGGATTTTCGACACTTCTTCGACACTCCCGCCTCTGAGCGACAGCCGGGGCAGGAAAATTCCTTGTAAATCAATAAGGAAGGCAATCGCACCCGGTGGTGCGGCCGGGCTTCAAA